AGCACGATAACATTTTTTTTTTAAACTTTTTTTTTATTATGTTTATTGATAGGGGATATCATGCACGGCCAATTGCTCCGGTGTATGTTTTGCATAATCGTGCATCTGTGCTGATACATTAAAACGTCAATTGATAGATGATCTATTGCCTTTTCATATTTAATGCCAATTAACGCAATAAAAACAATAGTTTATCAGCAATTCTGCCAGCAAATGATTATTTTCGCGCCACAGACGCAGCATATTATCATTTTTGAGGCGGGGGGCGGGGGCCACGTGGGGGGTACTGGTATATATGTACACAGAAACCCACAGATCAGGAAAATAGAGTGTTAACCACAGAGGCAATAGACAACTGCATATGCTCAAGTACTGTGCAACATGCCTAAAAAATAGGCAACTAGGGTGGGCATAGGGACTATTTTATGCATATAAGTAAAAGGGGGTTGACAGACATATAAAATTCTGGTATAATTACTTATAACTAGAACACACTAACAGTGTACACTAAAGTGTTTATTACTTAAACTATAAATACACTTAAATAAAGCACTTAAATGAAATTATATTTTTATTGCTAATACACTAAAGTGTAACACCTAAGTGACCCCCTCATATATAACTAATATCTGTGCCTACTAAAGAAAGTTCTTGACAATGGCAAAGAAATCTGTAAAACTATACACAGATAATGTACTTGATGCATTCTATGATGCTATCCGTACCAATACACTAGACCGTTTGCACATACCACACAGCGATGTGTTCTATGTGCGTACTGCATTGGACACTAAGTTCTTCCCACGTACCTTCACACTGAAAGAGACTGAAGATTATATGCGTTTGGAAGGCTGGAAGGAAAGAGATGAGTGATGGAACTCTATACCTTTTTTGTATTCTTCTCCGTGATCGTAATGCCGGACGGGGAAATTAAATCATTTTCTAAGCATGTTACAGAGTGTCCTGCTATGGAGACTGTACTGGAAATGCATCAGCCTAAGATGGACAGTGGTGAGATTGTAGACTGGGCAGCTACGTGCCTGACAACAAAACTCCCACTTAATGTACCAGAAGGATTGAAGACGTAACATGGCTATACCTGAAAGAGTAAAAACTAAGATGAAGGAAGAGGGATTGACGAAGGTCAATGTCCCCAAGCGTACACCTAAACACAAAACTAAGTCACACTGCGTAATGGCTAAAGAAGGTGACACATATAAATTCATTCGCTTTGGACAGCAGGGCGTTAGTGGTGCTGGTAAGTCTCCTAAGACTGCTAAAGATAAAGCACGTAAGAAGTCCTACTATGCACGTCATAATGCACAGGGGAAACCGACCAGCAAGCTGTCAGCGAAGTATTGGTCACATAAAGTTAAATGGTAATTAGGAGATATACCAATGGCAGGAAGAAATAATCCCCGTACCAGCGGGACTAAAAGAACAGGTGGCGACACTGCAGGTAGTATTATAGGAAATCTAGTACTGTTCGCTGTTCCCGGCGTAGGTTTGATTAGGGTAGCTATGACAGCTAAAAGAGCAATCCAAGCTATTCGCGCTATGAAGGGTGCAAAGAAGATTGCTAATCCTACTGCTGCACAGATTAAAAATGCAAAACCGCCATCAGCATTACCTAAACCAAAGTCCGGTGGTACAACACAATTAACATCTAAGCCTAAAGGTGATGTAATATCGGGTACAGCTAGGGAAGTAAAGCCGGGTACATCTGTAGTGCCTTCAGGTGGTCGTGCAGTTAAAAATCCGGGTACAGGTGTTCAGCGTGTAGTCAAGATGAAAGACAAGCCTAAAGGCATGAAGATGGCACAACGTAGTGATAAGCGTATTACAGGTCCGAAGCCGGGCAAGAAGACTAGCACACTGATACCAAACGCTACTGCTGCACTTGTAGCTGGCATGGCTGCCGGAACAGGCGGTGATAAAAAACCATCTGCTGCGGGTACAGGGTATTCCGGCCCTCTTCCTAAATCTAAACCTAGTAAACCTACTAAGCGTAAAGATTTAGGCACAGTAAAAGCACGTAAGGTGACACCACAAAAGGATGCACCAGCTAAATCTTCTGGGCCATCTACTCGTGGTTCAAATAAAAGAGGTGCTACTAAAGTTATCAGTGCTGGACCTAATACTGGTTTTGGACCTAAAGGTAATATCTTTCCGGGCAGTGCTGCAGAACGTGCAGCGTATATGAAAATGTATGGTGGTACTGGTTCAGCCGCTGCAAAGGCTGCAGCAGCAGGTAAGCAGGGTGATATGAAAGCAGGTCGTGCAGCGGTAGATGCTGCTAAAAAGAAACGACTAAGTAAGAAAAAGGATTAGACAATGAGACCTAGTGAAGCACAGAAGATTTTAGAAAATCCAGAAGATCATACAGTTCAGGAACGCAAGGATGCTAAAGAGGTAATGGCAAAGGTAGGTTCTTTGGGACAGGATAAAACTACTCCCCTTAAAAGAAGCAAGGGTGGTGATACGCCCGGTAAGAAAAAAGGTAAGGTTCCCGTTATTGCTATATCTGTAGGCATGGCAGAGATGCCAAAGAATAAAAAGAATAAAGCTGCGATGATGCGTGGTGGTATGGCTAATGGCAAACAACATATGTACGCAGCAGGTGGTGTAGTCAACGATGGGCTTAAAGCACTGAAGGCCAGTGGACCTAAAGGTATGGAAGCCTTTAATAAAATTACAGGTAAGTAGCATGGCTGTAACAGGCAGAAATAAACCAAAGCGTAATTACAAAAGTGAATACGCTAATTACCACAGTAAGCCTGTACAGAAAGCTAATCGTGCTGGACGTAATGCTGCACGTGCTATAGCTAAAAAGAATGGTGCTAAAGTAGCAGGTAAAGACGTAGCACATAAGAATGGCAACCCACGCGACAACCGACCTAAGAACCTAGCATTAAAGACACCAGCAAAGAACCGATCATATCCCCGCACAAGGACAGCAGGTAAACGTAATCCCTATGCATAAGGTTGAAGCTGACATACGAAAGTGGTCACATGAATTTCTTGAAGTACCTAATGAGAAACTTAATGGACTACCACCGTGTCCCTACGCAAAACAGGCGTGGCTAGACAACAAAGTTGTATTTAGCATAAACACCGGGGTAGATGGACTAGCTAAAGAAGTAGCAGACTTTGAGTCCCACGATTATGATATAGTTGTATGGGCTAGTCAGTATCTACCTGACATGGAATACCTAGACGGATGGTGCGATGGCGTAAACCAAGCCATGTCCATTGCAGGTAAAGATATGCACCTTATGGTGTTCCATCCAGACTACGATGCTGAAGAGGCAGGTCTGGACTTTTTAGTTGAAGATGGTGTAGTAGATGAAAGCCTAGTTTACTGCATGGTATTTGTACAGAGGCTATCACCCCTAGATGATGCAGCGTTAAGTCTGGAGAAGTCTGGGTATTATAAACACTTCCCGGTGGACGTGTTTCAATCATTAGTTATAGACAGACGGAGATTAAGAAATGAAGGGCAAAACTAAAGTAGCAAAGAAGATGATGCGTGGTGGCGTAGCAGCTAAAAAAATGCGTGGCGGTGGCATGGCTAAGATGGCAGCTAAGAAGATGATGCGTGGCGGTGTAGCTGCTAAGAAAAAGATGATGCGTGGCGGGATGGCAAAAAAGAAATGAGGAAGAAACTCGTTTATTATTTTGCAATGGCCCTGCTTAATATCGGCAAGCCCTTTACCCGTATCGGTAACTGGTTCTGGAAAAAGCACAGAGATGTGCTAGACTGGAATGAGTAATGCCAGTATTATCTACAGGTTCAAAGTTTCGTACAGAAGTAGTGTCGTTGGGTACTACTAACAAAACTAATGTGTACACTGTACCTGCAAACTTCTCTTCCCATTTAGAGAACTTGTTTGTAAGTAACAACCACACAGGTAACGTAACTTTGAGTCTGCATTTATTTCATGCCGATGATAACACGGAGTATGACTTACTGACTACCCACGCTATTGCAGGTGGTTCGTATGAGTCTATCTTTACAGTGGACAGACCTTTGTATTTACATGCAGGTGATATTATTAAATGCACAGCAGATACAGCAAGTAAGTTAGTCGTTACTACATCGTGTGAAGAATTTTTTGACCCGAATAGATAGGAGATAGGAGATGGTACGTGTCCCTAAAAAACCCCCCGCTAAAAAGAAAACCACACAAACTAGAGCGAAAGCGAAACCGACTAGAAAGGTTAGCCTTTCGCAAGGGGGTGCGCCTAAAAGCCCATCAAGAGTTAATGAAGCTGGCAACTATACTAAGCCCGGAATGAGGAAGCAACAGTTTAGTCGTATCAAAGCTGGAAGCAAGGGCGGTAATCCCGGTCAGTGGTCTGCACGTAAAGCGCAGATGTTAGCTAAAGCATACAAGGCTGCTGGCGGTGGCTATAAATCTTAGTGTAGTTATGTTCTGTGTTATTTCTGCAAATGCAGTAGAAGTAAGTGTAGCGGTACATGATGCACATAAGTGGATGTCTAGCTGTCATGTAGCTATAACGGAACACGGGTTTAGTAATCCTAATGCGAAATGTTTCTGCGTTGAAATGGATAAAGAGAATGAGTGATACAGAAAAGCCTGTAGCCCTGAGTATCAATGAAAATAGTTTTGAACTTATACTTAGGATACTGGGCAATGAGTTCATTGCTATTCGTATAGGGTCAACAAACTTTAGCGGTAAACTAATAGCAGGTAGTATTCTTTTGCTGTTCTTTACATTCATGCTGCTAGAAGTATTTGGACTATCTAGGGTGCTAGGTATTGAATAATGCCAACAAAGCTAAGTGAAAATACTGAGGTTGCGTTACCGCTACGTAACATTATAAGTATGGTGGCTGCTGCGTCTGTGGCAACGTGGGCATACTTCGGTATTATAGAAAGATTAAATCAATTAGAAACTAACATCACTATGATGAAGTCAGACTTAGAACAGAACACAGAGTTCCGTATTAAGTGGCCTCGTGGTGAAATGGGCAGCTTGCCAGCAGACAGCGAACAGTTCATGCTTATTGAACACATAGCTAGTGAACTAGAAAAATTACAGAATGAAATAGAAGATGGTAAAGCACCTTACGACCAACAGCAAAAGCTAACGCTAGAGTTTTATGAGAAGCGTATCACAAACCTAGAAGATAATATAGAGAAGCTAAGAAACGGCGATGATTGAACTTACTTTTGTATTGTTGTTAACTATGGGTAGCGAAAAGATAGAGTACACCCCGTATCAATCTTTATCGCAGTGCCTGTCAGTAAGACGTAAGATAAAACGCAACGTAGGGCCAACTCATAACTTTGATGAGAAGTGGTCATGCAAGGAACTTAAAGTTAAACTAGACAAAGACACTGGTAATATATTAGAATTTGTAGAAGAATGATTGTATTTGTACTATACGTGTATTTAGGTGCAAACGTAATAGACAAAACACAGAAGTTTGTAGACATGGATAGATGCCTATACTTTGCTGAGAGATTGTCCCGACAACAATCTGTTCCAGCGGGTGGTGGTAAAAGAAAAAAGATAACTGCAGTATGTAGACCCCAACCCAAGTAGGAACCAACCAACAATGATTGCAGAGACACTCGCAGGTATAGCACTTGTGAAGAGTGCCGTAGATGGCATTAAAGGTGCTATAACTACTGCCAACGATATAAGTGACATAGCTGGACATATAGATAATCTATTTGCTGGCGAAAAACAGATTCAACAAGAACGTGCTAAAAAATCTGGTGTAGGTATAACAGACCAGTTTGGTGTAGATAATGTAGCACGTGATGTTATTGATGCTAAGATTGCAGCAGAGAAGCTGCAAGAAGTAGCCACTATGGTAGACATGCGATTTGGTCATGGTACATGGAAGGGCATACTAGCTGAAAGGCAGAAGCGATTACAGGAAGCTAGAGAAGCTGCACTTAAAGCTAAAAAAGCAGCTATTCAAAGGCAGAATGAAATTATAGAAAACATAAAGATTACACTAATAATAGTTGGTATTGCTGTAGTAGCTGTAGGCTTTTTTGTATTTGCTTTAACAGCTTCTGCAATGACATATTCATTATTTACTTGACAAACATAAACGTAAGTGGTATAACTGTATTATGAAAAAACCTCAAAAGAGTTTAGCTAATTGGTCTAAGCAAGACTGGAGAACCAAGAGTGGCAAACCCTCCAAGCAAACAGGGGAGCGTTATCTTCCGGCATCAGCTATTAAAGCCCTCTCGTCTTCGGAGTATGCGGCCACCACCGCTGCTAAAAGAAAAGGAACTGCTGCTGGTAAGCAATTCGTCAAGCAGCCTAAAGCGATATCAAAGAAAACCGCGAAGTTCAGACGGGGAGCCTAATGCTTAATTTACTTATTGGACCTATTGCAGAAATAGCTGGCACATGGATGTCAGGCAAAGTAGAACAGACAAAAGCTAATGCACAGACTAAGGTAGCTAAAGCGCAAGCTGAAGCTGTAGTCATGCAGAAGAAAGCTACTGGTGAGATTGATTGGGACTTGGAGATGGCTAAAGGGTCATCTAACTCGTGGAAAGATGAGTGGCTGACTATCTTATTTAGTATCCCACTTATCCTAGCATTTGTACCCGGCATGGAAGATGTAGTAGCAAATGGTTTTGCAAGACTCAATGAGATGCCTGAATGGTATCAATACTCACTTGGAGTTATCGTTGCGGCTTCTTTTGGAGTTCGTAGTGCAACAAAATTCTTTGGTAAAAAATAATGGCAGCACAGAAGATACTAGAGTGGAAATTGATTCCACGGCTAATGATGCTAATGATGTCAATATCCGCATGGAGAGTAGTGGAGTGGTTTATGACACTGCAAGACCCAACAAGTCAACAAGCGGCACTGGTGAGTGTAGTCACGGGGGCCATGACAGGTGCATTTGCGGTATGGATGAATCACGAGGGTAAAGAGAATGAAGTACAA